AACGAACCTGATAACTGGTACTCGCGTCCTGTGACGGAGTTCCTGGAAAAGTTCAGGCCGATGACGCCTGAAGATGTAACGGCCTCTATAGGTCAGTAAACGGGTATACGTACCCACGGTGTTACGACACCACTCAAACTACTACTATCTACTACTAAGGAAATATCATGACTGTAATCGTAAAGATCACTTCTGGTGAAAACAAAGCCGATGAAAATGTCAGCAAAGGGTTTGAACTGATTCCTATTGCTGCTGGTATGCGTGCCGCCTTTATCCGTGATGATGAGGGTAAAGGCTGGCTCAACGTCCATGGTAATGATGACCATGGCGAAGAACGTCTGTTAATGGTATTGCCGGTATTGGGCAATGCCTATGTCATGGATGCGGGCAAGACGATCGCCAGTTTCTCGTCTGCCAACATTTCTGATAACGGACAGGAAAACCCGACTGATAAGGTACGTGGTGATTTTGATTACCCTACGCAGGAACTTGAACCACGTGGAACTGCACGTGTGATCGGGGATATGACAAACAACCCGCCTGAGGTGATCGAAGCCCTCACCCCTGAATTACAAGAGGGTGTGAAGTTATCTGCTATTGAAGCAACCCGTGCATTTATTGTTTCAATACTCTATGAGCGTGGACAATCGCCATCCAATCAGGATGAAGAAAGCTTTGTCCAGGCACTGGCTGTGACGATTGAGACATATCGTAATTTCAACGTGCGTCGTCGCCCACCGATCAACCTCGCCTTCCTGGGTCATGTCAGTTATGATCTGGATCGCCTGCAGAAACTCACAGAGCAATTCCGTCTGGTAGCAGACCCGATTGGTCTGCGTCTGGACTACGATGCTAACGGCTGTGTTACGCAATACAGTGTGGATATGTCCCATCAGTATTACGATGTGCGTGAAGCCGATATCCTGTTACTGCGTCAGTTGCGTAATGAGCAAGAAGGTCTGGTGAAGAATGCGATCGATAAGATCATCAAGTATTACAAAGCCGGCGTATCGGTTGTGCCGTTAGATCCTGCTACACGGATCTCCCTGGGCAAGCGTCGTCAGATTGTCTTTAAGTTAAATGAAGTCCTGGACCACGCCAAGTTCAGCTTCATCAGCTCGGACAGTGACTTAGCGATATACGGTAAACAAGGTCCCGTTGATGAAGATGGGATAGCAACATATACTCACGTAGTGATTAAATTCACGCGTTAGTATTTTTGTACATGCGGTGGCTTTAATATGTAACTTCCGGCGGTCTTTTATCCTTCCACGATACTGGACTAGCTAGCCACCTCTACATGACGGAAGTTACTTTGAGACCGGCGGGGATGTCAACCTGGTTAGCCCTAGTTTCCCGCCGGCTCCTTTTTTCTGATTTGTGCGATTCTCTTCTAGGCTGTTTACCTCCAGCAGGAAATAGATTGAAGACAGACATGCTAATCATCTTTGGAAGTGCCTACTATACACACGAAGTTTTGAAGTATATCAGTAACAGCCAATAACAGCATTAGGGAAGCGCCAATGGGCAAGCAAAGAGAAGATTCAATCGTTGAGATGATGACCCTCGCTCAACGGTTAAACAATTTAACGGTTGGGATGCAAGTCCGTAAATCTCAGATGATGTCAGGTTCGATGACCGTTGCTAATAATGCAATTAGCAAAGCGCAGCAGTCATCAACCAACTCAGATGGGAAAAGCAGTACACCGTGATGGCGGGTAAAGAGAGTGAGCTGAGATGACGCGCACTCGTTGTTCTTTACCAGCTTCAGGGAAGAACACAGGACGGCTCTTGATGCGGGGAGCACTGTAAACACCTGGGGTAGAAGTCCCAACTGTATCATGAATTCTTGGTCTATAGTTCAGCAGGTAGAACAGCGGACTGTTAATCCGTATGTCGCTGGTTCGAATCCAGCTAGACCAGCCAAACAATGACACCTGTCACAGCCGCTTAAGCGCGCAGAAGATGACCAGTGCTTAGTAGCGATGCTGGGGTTGACACAGACCGAGAGCGGTCGGTTCGTTGATCTCGGTATTAGCTCGTCGCCTCTTGAGCCACGTGAAATTCGTGGGGGTGTCACCCTATTAGATCAGGTAACAAAGGTCGTGTACTCGCCGTTCTGACACGCTGTCAATTATACGGAGTTTACCATGAACCTTTATTTAGTTGAAAGAACCGATGGTTTTGGATTAGAAGAGTATCGCAATCTGGTAGTAGCGGCTGAGAATGAGGACGATGCACGACACATGCATCCTTGTCACTTTGATCATCGCGGCAAATCAGACTTCGGTATAGATCATCTGGCGATGTCTAAAAAGGATATTGCGGAAGATGACTGGCGAGAATGGGCATGGATGAAACCAAGCGAACTCTCGACCATGCTGCGAGTGACCTTAATCGGTACTTCGCATCTGACAACACCGACCATCATTCTCGTAGATGATTCGTTTACCTGATTTAAGTCCGGGTTAATCCCCGGACACCCTATTTAGTTTTTCATAACACGAATGACGTAGTATATTGAGAGCAGCCACTCAATTTTAAATTATAAAGCTAAAGGATAAGAAAGATGTCAACTCAATTATCGATTACTCGTGCGCTGGCGACCATCAAGTCACTGAACGTGCGTATTAAAGATCTGACCGCTAAGCAAGTCTTAACCCTGCCAACCGCAGGTACCGGTTCTGAGCTGGGTATTATTGACAACCCAAATGTTACTGCAGATCGTGCTGAAGAGCTTATCCGCGGTAACTGGCAGGCACTGAACGATCTCATCACCGCACGTGACAATATCCGTGCTGCAGTGATTCAGGCTAATGCCGAAACCAAAGTTACTCTGAGCGGCAAAGAGTACACCATCGTTCAGCTGCTGGATGCCAAAGCGGCACAAGCTGACAAGCGTGAGCTGGTGAAGGTTCTGAAGAAAAACCTGGCCAACACCAACAACGTTTTCAATCAGCAGCGCAACCTGCATGAGCAGCGTTTAGGCCAGGTTCGTTCAGAAGCCCTGTCAACCGGTAAGAAGCAGGATGACGAGTCTCTGAAGACTTACACTGCGCCGATTGATCTGCGTATGACCCCAGGCGTCATCGATCCATTGGATGCGGCCAAGATCATCAAAGATCTGGAAGAGCAACTGGAAGACTTCGCACTGAACGTCGACTACCTGTTGTCTGAAACCAACGCGATCACAAAGATCACTGTTGAGCTCGGCAACGTAAAGCTCTAATGGTATAACCCCGAATAAAAAATCTTGTTTTCGTTTGACGAAAGATCAAACACCGCCTTCTGATGGCCAGATGGAAGTAAAACTACTGGCCAACCTTTAATATCTGTATGTCACGGGTTCGACTCCCGTCGAGGCGAAAGCCACGTAGCTCAGTCGGTAGAGCAACAGAACACCAAACAATGCTGATCTTGGTGATCATAGCGAGCTTCTACAGTCTCCTCAAAACTGTGGGCTAAAGCTTAAAGTTGTAAAGTGTAAAGGTTAAAGGTATAAAGCTTTAAAGTTATAAACTTCTAAAACTATATCGTCCTTCTGGTTACCCGGCGGGTAATGCTGGACATGTAAAGTTTAAACCTTTAAGCAAATCCCGGTCAAACGGTTACGTGGGTTGTGGTCGCCACGATCGCCGCCGGGCTGTCTTGCGGAGACAAGATTTCCCCTTTTAAGAGGTCTGTTATGAAGATACACAAAACAACCTCAGATCGCATCTTCTTTTTAACCGATACAGGTGCTTATGGCTCCGTATTAAAAAGTGATGTGAACAAGCTGGTCGAAGCGATTGAATTACCTGAAGGTAAAATCGATGCACGTACTGGCGAATGCATGGTTGAGCTAAACAGAAAAACTCAATCGAATTGCACTGATTGAAAGGTAGCCACAATGACAGGCACTGCCTTGATGGTTATTCCTCAACCTAAATTGGGTTCTAATATCCAGTTGAGGTCTCCCTATCCGACCCTTGAAGAAGTGTTGTTGAATATATGGCTCCCACTTATGGTTGAGCCTGACAATGAAGGGTTTGAACAAGATCCAGGATCTGACGCATTACATTGAGGAGATATTACGCGCGCAAGTTCCTAACCGATTAAATCCAAGATGATGACGGTAACAACTAGCATTATCTTGGCGAACGGTGAACGCTGTCCTTCAGCACACAGTTGGTTGGGCTGATTCCCCAATTGACGTAATTGCATTCTTACGGAGGATGCAGCTTAGACACATCGCACACCAATAAGTCGATGCGAGCCAGACACAAAAGAACTGCTTGCGGGCAGGTGCCTGATTACGACGCCACGATCAGATACTTCAACTAAAAGGCGGACACAAGGGCCGTTATAAAGAATGTGTAACCTCAACCCCCGGTGATTTCTTCCCGGATTTGCATCGGGGGTCCCAATAAGGAAATGATCATGACATCTACGACAACGCCTATCAATTGGAAGGCTATTGTGCAAGAGCTTGAGCGCGGTATTGAAATGAACCGCAGAAACAAAACGCATTTAAACTGTGGTGGTAGTAAACCAATGCAGTTACGTGAGTTCTTTACCATCGGTGTTAAAGGCCCACGACAATCAGGTAAGACAGTTTGGATCATGCGTTACATCGCTGAACATCCGGCTGCACTTGTTGTGATGACCAATGATGCCATGCGCGATCAATTCATTCAACATGCTTCAACAGGCGAATTTGCTTTCTCTGGTAAATTGGAAAACTATACACCAGTGTCAGCAGAAGTCTTGGAACGCATGGTGATCACGGCTAAAGAACTTAATCAACTAATTAAAGACGGGACGGTGCTTTCCGCTAGGCCTTCTCGAGTGATCATCGATGAATCGTATTGGGTCTTTAATAACGTCCGCATTGCCAAGTATTATGATTGGCTTGGTAAGCAGAGCGACGGTTATATCGATACGATCATGATCGACTGAACAATGGACAGGTGTTTTGGTTAAGGCTAACCATGCCGACCAGATAATCGAAACTTTGTGAGATAGCCCTCGCCCTGTCCACCTACTCCCGAGTCGTCTAACGGCTAAGATACTACCAACAGCATTTCGGTAAAGGCCTAACTTAACCTTTACCCAACCCATGGTAGGGAAGGGTGGTTCGACTCCACCTCTCGGGCTCTATTCTCGAATCGCCGGCTGGCGTAACTTCGTGACAGCTTCACCCTCATAGAGGCTGTTAACGCCAGCTGGCACCTTTACCACCTGCTGCACGTCGTCTTCCCTGAAGAGTCGCCCGACGTAAAATGGCACGAAACAGGGAGTGGCGTCCACATCGGCGATTGAATATCAACCACGATGCGGAACTTGAATAACGTTGAGGTCAATCCTGCGCCCCCGCGTTGTTCATGCCACTCCCTGTCGGAGAAACCTGTGCTAATCCGGCAGGTCGAGTCCACGGGTTGAGTGTGATCGACTCAATCAAGTTGCAACAGCCGAGGGTGTTTCTTGCAAAGACCCACACAGCAGACTGCCTCCGGTATTTTGAGGTAAAGCGCGATGCGTCGTGCGGCATACCCACCGGATGGCTTAGGCCCCGTCTTTCAGGAATCGAGCTGCCTGGCTAACGCCTCGCGAATATCGATTGGACGGGGTTGCAATTCTCGGCGTAGTATGCAGCCTATCATTCCTCGTTAAGTCCCGGCGGCCGGTGTCGGGAGAGGAGCTTAGTTGGGGATGATGGGAAGCATTATTAAAGATCAATTGCTGTATGTGACCGGGCCAGGGATGGTGTTAACCGGAACAGCAAAACCGTATTCAGCGCAGGTGCGCTATTCTCTACCCTCTACGTTGTGGTTAATCCGCACCTGAACTGGATCATAAGTGCCGGGGTCAAACCTGGCGCTTATGCCGGCTTAAGTTGTATCCTTTTTTACTCCTACATTACCGGTGTGATATTCCCAATCCATCTATCTATTTACCAGGAGTTTTGTCATGAGTAACGTTACTATTGCTATTGGTCGTAATCCGCTGTCCAACCAGAAATGGATCCTGGACCAGATTGTCAATCTTGTCAAAGCAGGTCGTACTGACATCTTCATTGTGAACACCGATGCGAAGGTATCTCGCGATACACTCAACGCATTAAAAGAATACACCAAAGACGACGCGGAGTATCAGCGTTTAGTGGGTGAGAACAACGTCATGTTCCACACCACCGAAACAGAAGATCTCCAAACGCTCGATGATGCGAACATCAGCCGTACCCGTTCAGCCATCCTGGTCGATCGTCTGTTTAGCCTGCCATTGCTCAAGCAGTGTCGTGATCTGGCACATCACGCCGTACCGGTGTTTGTTTCAACCACACCGGAACTCTCAGCGCGCGTCCCAGCGGGCGTGTACAAGAAATACATTGATTAAGGAGTTGGTATGCCAAATCACCTGTGGGGTGCGGTTGCTGTAGGTTCACTGAAAGCAGCAGTCGCTAACCTGCGGTTGCGGCAAGAAGAGACTCTGCCTGAAGTCCGGGCAGAGTTACTCCATGCCAAGATCGTTAATCCGTTGGGGCGTTTCGATGTCCTGACACATGTGGGCAAGAACATGACCAGCCGTTATCTCGATGAACTCAAGCAACACGGGTTCACGGTGATCGATGTGATTGCCGGTGATCGAGATGTAAAATGGAACACTCGCGCACATGCTTATGTAGGGTGGTACTTTGACAAAGATCAAAAGCCACAATGCTGTTGGTTACACCTGCACCCAGGCGAACTCAGTCAGGGTACTTTTAGTCGCGCCTTACGGGAAAGCATCAAGCGTAAAGCCGATCTTTTTCCAGACAATGTGAACTTCCACTTTAAAGATCTTTCAGGACTAACACATGCTGAGTAAAAAAGTATTAAATGAACTGCGTCGTCGTGTACGTGCAGATTCCAAAAAGAAAGCTAACGAGCCAGCTCGCCTGACTCACCTTTTGCTAGACAGTAAGTCGTCTGGCTTCAAATCAGTTTAAAACTCGGTGCTCCATTATGGGACTTCCCTCTTATACCGTGAATGCCTTTGATGACATTCTCATTACCGTTACCAAACATGCTGACAACAAGTTCCACTTCAAATTCGATACGCTGTTAGAGAGTAATAAATTTGCGGTGGTGCATGAGTTTTTCTCTTCTGAAGAACTTACTATCGAGAACGCCTTCAAACGCGCGTACAGCGATTTGGCGCACTGGGTAGGTGTTACGTCAGATATGGATCACTTATCGCGTAACGATGCCTTACGTTTGCTTATGAAGACCGGTGCGGATCTCTACAACGAGAAGATCTTCAAAGATCTGAAAGATGCGGAAGGTTCGTTTGACTATAACGGGATTATCATTAACTGGTCACGTAAAACTGGCCCGACGATGGATACCACGTTTGAAGCCAAGGTACGGGATAATCGTAATCAGGATATGGAAGCCGACGATTATCAGCTGGGGATTGCGGTGATCTCTAAGGTTGTCATTACCACCAAAGGGAATGAGGATAACCTGAGCCCACGTGATCAATACGAACTTTACATGAAGGCGTTTGACAATGGTGCAGATCGCTAACTTTGAACGCCCTAACACCAACGTGTCGTATAG